TTTATGTGCAAAGAATGTTGTGCACGAAGAATGGGGTTATGGTGAGTGCGTTCCCACAATGCACGCTGATCCTGATGAAGAAGGTAACATTGCTTGGTATGATGTTATGTTCGAACATGGTCTTGAGAGGGGTGTTGATATTTCTGAACTCATGGTTAAGAAGTCAGAGGAACACATGCACGCTGCTTATCATGGTAAGGATAAAAAGAAACTGGCCGCGATGGCACATGCTGACAAGAAAAAATTAGATGCAATGGCACATGGTGATCAAAAGAAACTAGACGCAATGGCCCACGCCGATAAGAAGAAACTTGCTGCAATGGCACATGGAGACAAGAAGAGACTTGATGCAATGGCACATGCTAAGAAAATAAATGCTATGGCACATGGTAATAAAAAAGAGTCTTATGAAATTGGTACAGATGAGTATCGTGAGTACACTCAGGAACTTACTCCCGGCCAAGAAATTCAGAAGTATGGTGATTTCAAGGTTCAGTCCATGAAAGAGGCACTGAAAAAAGTTTGGGGTTTAGACGAAAAAAAGCTTGACAAAACTGAGGAAGATGATAAAATAGCACCAGTAAAAGGCAAGAAGTCCATGACAGGTGGTGATGTTGCTGACGTAAAAGTAGACCCTGAGATGAAGAAAGAGAGTAAGTGAAAACATTATATGAGGTAAGGCAAATATCAGAAGAAGAGTTGCCTACTATTTTTTGTGATATGGATGAAGTTCTGGTTGCTTTTAGGAGTGGTGCAGAAAAGGTTATTGGAAAACCTTTTCCAGACGCTGATAAAGAAGAAAGATGGAAAGCCATCAGCCAGACAAAAGGTTTTTGGGCAAATCTAGATTGGATGCCTGGCGCAAAACGTTTATGGAACTTCATCAGTAAATATGATACTGAGATTTTATCTGCGTATTCTAGACGTGATGGAACTACACGAACTGGCAAACTTAAATGGTTGTCTAAGAATACAAAGATTAAACGTGGTAAGATTAATCTTGTTATGCGTTCTGATAAACAGAAGTATGCGATGACAGACGGGAAGCCAAACGTGCTAATTGATGACTACATAAAGAACATTAAGGAATGGGAAGCGAAGGGTGGAATTGGCGTACACCACACCAGTGTGGGAAAGACTATCTCAGAATTGAAAAGTCTGGGTTTTAAATAGTATAAATATAAGAAAAATACCTTCGTAAAGGTTTTAAGGAGAAGAAAAATGGGTTTATGGGGAAAATCAAGAACAGCGGAAAGCCGTCCTAAATTCCTTCCAGTAGATAGTAACGCTGCTGGTTCCTCTGGTGCGCGGGAGAATTGCATTGCCTCTACTGGCGGATGGGCTCTATCTCCAGGCCTGGCTGCATCTGGTAACGACAATCCAGACGCACAACCAGAAATTTTAGTTTGTATTCGTAACTTAGCAGATTCTTTTGGTTCTGCACAACCTATCTCAATTGATTGGACACAGGGAGAGGTTGATGATACGGGAACATTCGATATCACGGTTACCTTCGATGAGGCAGTTGATATTACATCTGCGACACGAACTGCTAACCAAACAGTGACTAACAAGGCATTTATCCTGTTGTCTCGTTTGGGACAGACGGACATGGTAGAAGACAGCACGATGGCGTGTCAGTACTTCTCTGGTTCGGGAACCAACCAACTTGTGTTTAGAGGTGTAGCACAGACAAATGCTGCCGCTGGTTACCTTGCATTTAACGGTGCGGGTGCTGGTGACACTGCAACTGCTGGTCTTGCTGCTATCGTATTTGACGGGTCATCAGTAATGAATGAAGAAGATGGTCGATCTGCTCTGGGTATCATGCAAGAAGAGGGAACACAAGCATCCCCTGCTGACAGGATTGTTCTGGATAGTACGGCCGCGGTTTCTGCTACAACAAATGGTGCTTTAAGTAACTCAACTGCTCTGGTGCTAGATGGTAACTCTGGTACGATTGCGGTGGGTATGAAAGTATACGCGCTGGTTGGTGCAACCTCTATCGCAGACGCGCAGGGTGATACTGGTGTCTCTCAAGACGGCACTCTTACTGTTGAGGCGACAAACGGTTCAACATCTGTTACACTTAATAAAGCAATCACGGTTGCTAATAACGTGGACCTTAACTTCTCTGCTGACGGTCATGACGAAATCTTGGTGGAAAGTCTTCCATTCACACTTGCTGGTGTGACAGGAACACAAAACATCATGACAGGTATTCCGTTCACAGGTGGAGATAGTGAAGTATTCATTGGTCTTTTGGAAGACGGAACTGAAGATAACGATCAGGGTGAGGATAAAATTATACTCAATCAGACTGATGGTTCTGGAACTGATGCAAACGAGGGTATCCTTGCTGAAGATAGAACTAGTGACATTGCAGTATACACACAGGTGGGTAGTTCCACTGGTTCTGCTTCTATTCTAAACGGAGTGACGGTTGCTGCTTCGTAATAAATAACATGAGGTAATTATGAAAACATTGACAGTAGATAATATTAATGAGCGAAAAGAAGTTTTAGTCCAAGACATTAACATGGTAAAGACTAGAATTGTAGAATATGAACAAAAAGTTATAGAGGATAAGGCAACATTAAACGCATTGTTGGGTGCATTTCAACAGTGCGATGCCTTCCTCAAAGAATTAGATGATGATACTCCTAAAGAGGAGAGTGATGAGGGATGATGCGTTCATACCCTCAGTAACATTCCCACAATTTCGTGGGTTTATATAAGGAGACTGCAAAATGGCAGATAAGAAAATTACAGCTCTCACAGACCTTTCCACTGGAATTGCGACTGCTGACCTGTTTCACGTTGTGGATGACCCAACGGGTACACCAATCAACAAGAAAGTTTCTGTTGAGAACGTGTTTAACTTCATCCCTGTTCCTCTCGCGACGAACACGGTTGAAACTGCGACAGCTAACGGTGCGTTGACACTGACCAAGGGTATTCACATCCTTGACGGTACAAATGCTAACTGTCAGACGACTCTTGCCAACGCGACTGTTGTTGGTCAGATTCATACAATCGTTGCTAAGAACGTAACTAACACGGTTGACGTTGACTTCGTTACGACAATCGGTGCGGTTGCGACTGCTACGTTCAACGCTGTTGGTGAGTCTATCACAGTTCAGAACACAGGCACAGATGGTTATGCTGTTATCGGTCACGGTACAGGTGCCACTGGCGATCTGGGTACAGGACCGCAGCTCTCGTAATTATTACGTTTGCTTGGTGTGGGGGGTTAGTATGGTAGAGCCTGAAAGAGAACCCCCCACTCTACTTTGGAGAATAGAATGGCAAGAGATGATGGAAAACGGTATGGTGCTGGTGGTGCTCTGATTGAAACAGTTGCTCCACAAGTAGAAAACCCTGCACCAAAGAAAAGGAAAAAGAAGGTTCAAGTTTTAGAGGAGAGAGTTGTAGATACTCTACCCTCAGATACAGAACCCAAAATGGATGACTAAAATGAAAAGATTTAAGAGAGTCCTAAATGAGCGTCATGGTGCACTAACTGGTGGTGGAACTGCTGACGCTGCAAATAATCTAAACATGCAGGACTACGCAAATCCTGCTGTTATTCGCGCACTAAATTCTTTTGTAGGTACAATCTGCGATAAACATGTCTTCCCAGAACAAGCGATTAGTGTATTGAGAAATTATCTCAGCAAAGTTCAGCTTACTTTTGGTGAAGTTCCAATGATGGAAGGTGAAAGTGGTTCGGTTGAGTTACCTCTAAGTGTTGGTGCCGGTCGTTTTGGTAAAGGGATGGAAACACCTTATGATGAGTTTGAAGAGGACGATGGTATCTCTCACATCAAAGAAGGTGGACTAACTTTAGTAATCGGTTATGAGAGACAAGAGGATAATTCGTGTAAATTAACTGCTTCAGTTAAGTAAGTATGTATGAAAGAATAACGCAAGAAAATTTTATGATGTTTGCTATCAAGCATTATGAAAACCCACACGGTGATGGAGAGAAAGAGTTTCATGATGATTTAAAGAGGTTTAAGTATATTAAACGTCTTCTCAAAAAGTACAATACCTCTGGTATTTTGAAAGAGCGATTACTTCTGAATCATATTATTATTTTGCGAAACTTGTTTGGTAATGAAGCATGTGTTACATTATTAATCTTCAAAACTCAAAAGGAATATCTTAACGCACTGAAGTCTTTCCTTATATTTCTAAATATGATTAGAGAGGATGAGTTAGAGGATATCAAAGCTGATCCACATGTATTAGAAGTATTAAGGAAAATCTGATGGGAAGAGCGATAGATTTATTTGTCACGTATCGGTTTATAAAACTGTTGGTGACTCCCTTCGACAAGACAGAGGCATTTAAACTCGGTATTATCGATGCAAAAGGTAATCGTGTTATGCCACCCCCTAAAAATGGTGTAAGGCAAACAAGGCCAGAACCTCTTCGCACAACAGAAGAGAAGAATGCATATACCATTTTGCACAAACTAGTTTTCAATATCAAGAAAATATTTGACAAGGTGCCGGGTCTTAGGACAAGACTAGGAACCTACGCTGCTGCACTGTTTCTACTCAAAGACACATTTAAGGAATCAGTGGATGACCCTGATGTATTTGAGAAAGAGTTCATGAAGTATCTCAAGGAACAGGGATATGAGATAGATGATACAATTATGGAAGAGGTCGTAGGATTCGGTGAGGTATTGCCTAAGGGAGAGTACACACTAGTCAATGATATACTAAATAAAGAGGAAGAAGAACTCACTGCGAAGGCAGGAGACAAAGTAGCAACGTTTAAAGATGAGCCACCTGTGGATACCATTCTTGGAGTTGAGATTTTCCCTGTGGTTCATATGAAAACAAAGGAAGAGATATACGTTAGTTTGGAGGACATAAAATGAAACGCTGGATAGAAGTTTCCCCATATTCTGGGATAGAGGAAGATGCTCCTGCAAACCAAGCAGGAAGTGGTAACATTGCTGGTTTAGGTGTTGACCATCCAGATAGGCCAGGCAGTGGTGAGCCGGGTATGCTCCCCAGAAAAAAGAAAAAGAGGGATTTGTTTGATGCTCGCACCAAAGCATATCGGGAACATCGTGCGAAACTTGAGGCAGCGCGTGAGAAACGTGCAGCAAAGAAAGAGTCTAATTTTGTTAAAAAGATTACGTCTGAAATGGCATATGGTGCGGGATATGATACCGCGAAACCTATGGCAGCATTGAACGCACAGAAGTCTGCAACTGGATATGACCTCTATCATAAGACCTTCTCATCAGCTATGCAACATGCGTATAAGTTTGCAAAGAGTAAAGGGTTTACAGTGAGCACTAAAGATATTGATGATAAGGTTGCAAGTGGTCCAAGGAAACCTAGTGCGGGAAAGACAAACAGTTATATATTAGACACGGATAAAAACAAAAGGGTACATATACAAGTTGCTAATCTTGACAACAAAAGATATGAACTTAATATGTACATTACCTAATGAAACGTTTTTCTCAGTTTATAAAAGAGGAACCAAGAATACCTCGTAAGAAGGGACAACCCGCTGGTTCAGATAAACACTCAGATTTGTACACGGACGAGAACCCCAAGGGAACCATTCATGGATTGGGTTTCAAGGACGTGGAGACTGCACGGGCAAGTGTTAAGAAAATAGAATCCTCTGGTAAATCTCATGCACACAAAATACAGGCTGCAATTGCGATGGAGCAACGTGCACGGGTTATGGGTAAGAAGGCAGAGGCAGCAATCTATCGCGCATACATTGAGAAGATGAAAAAGATTACCAAGAAACGTCAGAAGAAAGAAAGTGTGCATAAATCAAAATGTCCACCGGGCTATAAGTACGACAAAAAACTAAGGTCATGTGTTCCCAAAAGGGCATTTGTTTATGCATATCCATTCTTTGGTAGACCAAAAGATACGTCAAATCAAAATGGTCAAAACGCACAAGGTTCAAATGGTCAAAACGGCAATGGTCAAACTGGTAACGGAAACGGTGCTGGTAATGGTAATGGTAACGGTGCTAGTGGTGGTAATGGACAGAACACTGGTGAAACATATTTAGCAGCAGATGTTAGGAAGATGCCTGATGGTGGTTATGGTGTTTATGCTGATAAGTTTGTTAAGGGTAAAAGAGTTATGACGCCCGGCGGTAAACATAGAAAAGAACTCAAGAAAGTTTACAAAAATAAGAAGGATGCAAATGATTACATGGCTGCGATTATGATTGCTAAAGGTGGTGGATAATGTTGAAGATATATATGTTGATAATCGTTTTAGGTTTACTTGGTGGCGTAGGATACGGTGCATATTATTATTACAAAGATACACAGCAACGTATTCAAGTGCTCTCTGAGAACAATGCAAAGTTAGAAGTTGCAGCACAACTTCAAGAAGAAACAATCAATACGATGATTGAGGATAGAGAGAAGTTTGAACAGATAAATAAGGAACTACAAAAAGAATTACAAACTGCTGAGAGGTACGGTGATCAACTTCGTGCAACTTTGCAGAAACACAACTTAACACATCTGGCAAATAAGAAGCCAGGCATGATAGAAAAGAGGATGCAAAATGCGACTAATAGGTTATGGGACTGTCTTACTGACATTACTGATCCTGAGTGGGTGCGGATGGCGGCCGGAAGCGAAAGTAGTAACTGTAACAAAAACAGTAAGAACAGAAGTTCCGATAGTGCAACACCCAAAGCGAGTCCTGCTAAATGATGTAAAGATTTACGTTGTATCGAAACTGAATTATGATGAATTTATTAAAGAGTACGAAAAGAAGAACGGTGCAGATTCTTACATTGCACTGTCTGTAAAAGACTATGAGAACCTTAGTCTAAATTTTGCGGAGCTGAGACGATACATAGAACAGCAGAAACAGATTATTCTATATTATGAGAAAGCGGTAACACCAAAGGAGAAGACCGATGGCTCAGAAGAAACTACAAAAGGACAGTGAATACGCTCACCTTGATTTAGACGGTGACGGTATTGTTACAGATGAGGAGCTTGACTTGGACGAGAGAATGATGAGACTCGAAAATGAGGACAAGAAAGAGGACGCACAACGCACAATGGCATGGTATGCGCTTGGTGGTATGTTATTATATCCTGTGTGTGTTATTCTTGCAGTGGTGTTTAACATTGAACAGGCAGCAAAGATTCTAGGAGACATGGCAGGCGTGTACTTTATCGCAGTTGCTGGTATTGTTGCAGCATTCTTTGGCGCACAGGCAATTGCAAAGTCGCCTCCTAAAAAGTAAGGAACGTTAAGATGGGTACATTCAATGATAAAATTAGTGCAGAGTATCACCCACCTCGTAAGTGGGTTTTGGAACGTGCATTAAGTTATACAAACACAGACCTAGAGGTAGATGCACTAAAAGAGATTGGTGTTCAGATTACAAAAGGTGGTAAGATCACATGCAAAAAAGATTTTGTGACAGACCTTGCTTCCGTTCCTCGTATTTGTTGGATGTTGATTGCACCTTGGGACATTGCCCGTGCAGCAATTATTCATGACCTTCTTTATAAACGCATTCGTCAGTATCGTGCGAAAGAGGGTGATTTAACTGAGAATATAAACGCAGAGGAAGTTATTGACAACTATAAGTCAGCAAAGAAAGAGGCAGACAAAGTATTCCTTGCTGCTATGAAAGATGCCGACCCATCAGTTCCTAAGTGGAAGATTTATTCTGCATATTACTCAGTGGTTTTATTTGGTAGGTGGTCAATCATACCTAGAGAGGAAGATTAAAATGTGTGACCGTTTTTATGCACTCTGTGAAAAGTATGGGTCAAAAATAAGTTGTTGGGCTTGGCACAAGAGATGGGGCAACAGAGCAGATGGAACAGGATACAAAAAGAAAAAAATGAAGTTCCCAGATTGGGGGTAATATGAGTTGGCAAGATACAGGTTATAGTATCATATACGCGAGAGATTTAAGTTACTACGAGTTGCAAGAAATGAAAGAATCTGTTCGTAGATGTCACAGATTATTTGAAAAACAACTGCCCACCTTTGATACCATGTATCTTTTAAAGATACTAGATTATGGTCAGTTACAAAGGAATTATAAAACATATGTACGAGTATAGGTGCACAGTGGTTAAGATAATAGACGGCGATACAGTAGATGTGGACATTGACCTTGGGTTTGGTATTTGGATGCATAAGGAACGTATACGGTTGCTTGGCATCGACACACCAGAGTCAAGAACGCGAGACAAGGAGGAAAAGAAGTACGGTCTGGCTGCAAAGAAATATTTGACAGAAATGTTGAATGATGAGGGTGGTATTGTTCTTAAAACAAAGAAAGATGCAGAAGGTAAGTTCGGTAGAATATTAGGAGAGTTGTGGAGAACAACAGATAATGCAGATAAGTCTATCAATCAGTATTTGGTAGACGAACACCATGCGGTGCAATACTACGGACAGTCGAAAGACGAAATCGTAGAACAACATTTGGAGAATAGAAAACATGTGGTTCTTTCTGATTAGTAGTATTGCAAGTAGCATAATTGGAAGCGCGGCAGACAGTTGGTTTGCCGATACCAAACTAGGACGCTGGTTCTACAAAAAGGTAGATGATGTAGCATCATGGGCCTCTAAGAAATTAGGGTTGAAAATTCTACAGAATGAAACAAACTGGCGAAACAAATATCCTAACGTTGCAAAAAAGATTGATGACCTAGAGGCCAGAATCAAACAACTAGAAGGAGACTAGAATGGTAAATTGGATTAAAGATAGAATAGTAGAGCGTACATCATGGGACGGCGGTGTTCTTATCGCTGTTGGTGTCGTTGGACTATTCTTTTCAGCAATCATTCCGATGAACTTAATTTGTTATGCAGCGATTGCTTGGGGAGCATTTACCCTTTGGAAATCTGAGGGTTAATTAAATGGCTGAGTTGGAAACAGAGGTTCGTCTTCTCAAACGCGAACTGGAAGAACAGACAAAGATTCATGATCGTCTAGATGTGGCGATTGAGAAACTTACTGATGTTTCCAACTCAATCCATCGTATGTTAGCGGTGCATGAAGAGAAGATTGCGAGACAGGAAGAAGCAATCGTTGAGGCAGAACAACAAATAGAAATTAGGCGTGGTGAACTGATGGTAAAAATAGATGAGTTGCATTCACGTATCACCACTAACACTAAAGAGATAATGACTGCGGCAGCACAACAACATGCTCAGCAAAATAAAGAGATACAGAAGTTACATAATGAAATCAATCTTAGAATCGGCGTTCTTGAAAAGTGGAGACATGTCCTCATTGGCGGGTCTATTGTTATCGGATTTCTTTTACACAAATTTATCGATTTCACTTGACAATAATCTAGAAACCTGTTAGTGTACGAATATGTACATTGACATAAAATACCTAAATCTTATCAGCAGTCAACTTCCTCTGTTCAAGAAGAAGAATGATTACACTTGGAATTTTCGTTGTCCCTACTGTGGTGACTCTCAGAAGTCTCGCACGAAGGCGCGAGGATATGTCTTTCGTAAGAAGAATGACCTGTTCTTCAAGTGTCACAACTGTGGGGTAGGTGCGACACTTGGTAATCTTATCAAGCACGTAGACTCAAAAACTTACAAAGACTATATATTTGAACGATACAGATCAGGGGTCAAGACTAACAACCCTGAGCCGGAGTTTAAGTTTGATGCGCCAGTCTTTCGCAAACGGGATATCTTCAAAGGTCTATCTTCCATCTCGGAACTCTCAGAAGACCACCCCGCAAGAAAGATTGTCGAGGCAAGACATCTTCCAGAAGACAGACTATCTGACCTGTATCTATGCGAGTCCTTTTTTAAATTCACGAACACACTAATTAGAAATAAGTTCCCATCTGTGGAGGGCGACCACCCCAGACTGCTTATTCCGTTTCGTGATGAGAAGGGTGAGATTTTTGCATACCAAGGTAGAGCCTTCGGTGTGGAGATACCTAAGTATATCACCATCAAGTTAGACGATGGTGATAAAGTTTTTGGTCTTGACAGACTGAACAAAGATGAAACGGTTTATGTTGTCGAGGGTCCGATTGATAGCATGTTCCTAGACAATGCGGTTGCAACGGCAGACGCTGACTTGACAAAGGCAGATTATCAAGACAGTGTTTTGGTATTTGATAATGAACCGCGCAACAAGGAGATTTGTAGACGAGTAGAAAAAGCAATAGACGCAGGGAGAAGGGTTTGTCTATGGCCCGAATCAAATCCTTTCAAGGATATAAATGATATGATACTTGGTGGTTATACCAAAGAAAAAATTATAACACAAATAAATCAGAATACCTATCAGTCCGTGGAGGCTAAACTTAGGTTCGCAAAATGGAGAAAAATAAATGCCTACTAACTATCTTCCCACATCTTACCAAGAATTTATTCACCTTTCAAGATACTCAAGATGGTTACCCGAAAAGAAAAGACGAGAGACATGGGATGAAACTGTAAGTAGGTATTTTAATTTTTTCAAAGAACATTTAGATGAACTGCACCAATACAAGGTCACGGACAAACTCAGAAAAGAATTAGAATCAGCAGTTCTGTCAACACAAGTGATGCCTTCTATGCGTTGTCTTATGACTGCTGGTGAAGCATTGAAACGTGAGAACATTGCAGGGTACAACTGTTCTTATGTTGCAGTTGATCGTGTACATGCATTTGATGAAATCTTATATGTCTTAATGAATGGCACTGGTGTAGGTTTTAGTGTGGAACGTCAATACATATCTCAGTTACCAATAATTGCTGATCAGTTTCATATGACTGATACCACGATTACAGTTGCAGACTCTAAGTTGGGATGGGCAAAGGCACTCAAGGAACTTATTGGTATGTTGTATATTGGTCAGATTCCACGATGGGATTTGTCTAAAGTTCGTCCTGCTGGTGCACCACTCAAGACTTTTGGTGGTCGCGCATCTGGTCCTGAGCCTCTTGAGTCTTTATTTAATTTTACAGTTAACATTTTCAAGAATGCGCCGGGTCGTAAACTGTCATCGATTGAGTGTCATGATCTTGTATGCAAAATTGCAGAGGTTGTAGTAGTCGGTGGTGTTCGTAGGTCTGCACTTATCAGTCTATCTAATCTCTCTGATGACCGTATGCGTCATGCTAAGTCTGGTCAGTGGTGGAATGATAATGGTCAACGTGCACTGGCAAATAACTCTGCATGTTATACAGAGAAACCAGATATCGGTATTTTCATGGATGAGTGGAAGGCACTATATGAATCCAAGTCTGGTGAACGCGGTATCTTCAATCGTGAGAGTGCAAACAAGCAGGCAGACAAGAATGGTCGTAGGACTGTTGAAGGACATGAGTTTGGTACGAATCCTTGTTCAGAGATTATTCTACGTAGCCGTGAGTTCTGTAATCTATCAGAGGTTGTAGTTCGTGCATCTGATACACCCAAGTCTCTTCTGGAAAAAGTTCGTCTTGCAACAATCCTAGGCACGTTTCAGTCCACGCTTGTGAACTTCAAGTATGTATCATCCCAATGGAAAAAGAACTGTGAGGAAGAGAGACTTTTAGGCGTCTCTCTTACTGGTATTATGGACTGTCCTTATACAAACGGTAAGAAGTCTGGGCTGAATAAACTACTAGATGAACTACGTGAGATGGCAGTCAAGACAAACAAGGAGTTTGCAGAAAAGATAGGAATCAATCAAAGTGTTGCTATAACATGCGTCAAACCGTCTGGGACAGTCTCACAGTTAGTTGATGCTGCATCTGGTATTCATGCGCGTCACAACCCATACTATATTCGAACAGTGCGTGGTGACAAGAAAGACCCGTTGACAAAGATGATGGTTGACCAAGGTTTCCCTGTTGAGGATGATGCAATGAATCCTAGTCACACAGCCGTATTCTCGTTTCCTATGAAGGTAGATCAGTCTGCTATATTTCGCACAGACATGAATGCTATTGAACAGTTGGAGTTGTGGTTAACATATCAGAAACATTGGTGTGAACATAAACCATCTGTAACTATCTCCGTAAAAGAGCATGAGTGGTTGGAAGTTGGTGCGTGGGTGTATGAAAACTTTGATTGGATGAGTGGTGTCAGTTTCCTTCCATTCTCGGAACATACATATAAACAAGCACCGTATCAGGATTGTACAAAAGATGAGTATGAGTTCTTAGTTGATAAGATGCCCAAAACAGTGGAGTGGTCTAAGTTGTCTGATTATGAACTAACAGATATGACGATAGGGGCACAGGAGTTAGCCTGTGCGGCTGGGTTCTGTGAAATTCAGTAATGCGTCTCGTAGTCTGTGGTTCGTGCGAAGCTGAGTTTAGAATCAAACACAGTATGGACGAGGGGTATTACATAATATCCTTCTGTCCATTCTGTGGTGAGGACTTAGATAACGAACTTGAAGACGAAATAGAATGGGATGAGGATGAATGATTTTTATATTACTGGAACCAGAAGAGGTTTAGGTGAAGCACTCAGCAAATTTTATGACACAGTAGATACTCTAGAAGAATGCGACGTTTTCATAAACTGCAAACACGATGGGTTTCAACAAGTTGAACTGTTGTATGAGGCAGCAGAACTCGATAAACGCATAATCAATATAGGTTCTAGAGTCTCAGATGGGATTATCAAAGACAAAAATAGATTTTCATACGCGGTGCAAAAGTCAGCACTTGTTAAAGCAAATGAACTATTATACTATCAAGGTATAGACACATCAATTATAAAATTTGCTGGTTTTGATTCACCAACAAATAATAGCACCAAACCAAAAATGACAATAGAATATTGTGTGTCAGTGGTTGATTGGGTTTTAAATCAACCTTATAGGGTAAAAGAACTGACAGTAGGAAACGCTGTTATCAGATGAAGACACAAAGTGCAAAAGCAAAAGGTCGTAGACTTCAACAGTGGGTTCGCAATCTTTTAATAGAAGAACTAGAAATTCACCCAGAGGACATAGAATCTCGAAGCATGGGTGCTGGTGGTGAAGACCTTATCATGGCTCGTGCTGCGAGAGAAAAGTTCCCCTACTCAATAGAATGTAAAAATCAAGAATCGGTCAACGTATGGAAGTCATACGAACAAGCAAAAGAAAACTCTGGTAATTATGAACCTTTGGTGATTATAAAAAGAAATAATACAAAACCTTTGGTACTTATTGACGCAGAATATTTTGTCTCATTACATGATAAAAATGATAAATAGTCATGCACTGAGAAGTGCTTATACTAATGTCTACACTCATGAAATTCGAAGTATCTAGATAATTTTGAATTGGTCCTAAACATCTAACTTTGGAGTTGTTATGGAACCAAGTATTTTCGATTTTATAAAAGAGGTTGGGTTTCCTATTGCCGCAGCTTGTGCGGGTGGGTATTTTGTATTCCTCACAATGCGTTTTATATTGAATGGTGTCATGGACTCTGTTGGTCGCATGAAGGGTATTATTAGTGCTCTCGACAACAGGGTGCAAACCATGAACCACGACATCATTAGAATCGACACACTTATGAGTACAGCGTTTGGTGTTAAACCAGACATCAGCCGTATCGCTCGCGCTGATGGAAAGAAAGACGCAAGGAAAGACTAATGGATTTTGCGTCACTGATTAAAGACTTTGGGTTTCCCATTGTTGCTGCCGTAGGTCTTGGGTATTTTGTATACTATGTTTGGAACTGGGCAACTAAACAAGTTGACCCTACACTTGAACAGGCAAACGTGACTTTGATTGCTTTGATTGACCGTATCCGTATGTTGGATAATGACTTGATACGATTAAATCAAAAACTCACTATGATTTTAGAACATCAGGAAGAGAAGGAAAAGCAGGATGAGATACGCAAACAAAAATGAAAAGAGAATGTGGGATCAACTCAGAAAGAATAACCCATACGTCTATACAAAATGGGAGATGATTGGTAACTCATTTACAATGCTTCTGATGGGAACTGTCTTAGGAGTAATAGTCGGACTAGTCCTTCTTTCCAGTGCACACGGATCAGAGCTAAGACACAGTTGGAGGTCGCCTGTATTTAGTGGTGCGGGTTACAGTCAGCATGTGTTGACGATAGAGAACCTAACGTTTCAAAGAAAACAAGAAATTAAAGCAAA